GGCTGATAAAGCCATGTGTTATAGATGGTTACATTCTCGTTCACATGCTCTGTATAGTTCTTTAAATGCTTGGTATACTATTCCTGTTATCATTATATCCACTCTAACTGGAACAGCAAACTTTGCCCAAGAAAGAGTCCCAGTTGATTATCAAAATTATTTCGTCATGATTGTCGGTGCTTTTAATATTTTAGCTGGTATTATTACAACTATACAACAATTTCTTAAAGTTACACAACTTAATGAAGCACATCGCGTTTCTTGTATCGCATGGGATAAATTTTATAGAAATATTAAAATTGAACTCGCAAAGCATCCTGATGAACGAATGAATGTTACTCAAATGATTAAAATAAGTAAGGAAGAATTTGATCGTTTGATGGAAACTAGTCCTACAATTCCAGATAAAATTATTAAAAAATTCAAATTTGAATTTAGGCATTTAGATGAAATTGAAGATATTCCTAAAATAATTAAACCCGAAATATGCGATTCACTAGTTTCAACTGAATTATCTAGAAATCCGTGGTCTTCGGATGAAAACAAAAATAAAAAAGCTATTCAATTATTATCAAAAGAAAAACAACATTTTGATCTTATATCTAATTTTAAACGAACATTCTTTGATATTAATAATCGCGAAGCGCTTGAAAGTGAGATTATAGATAACTTAAAGGATAAGATTGAATTATCTATATTATTGAAAACTATAGAACAAATTAATAAAAGTGACCTAACTATTTTACCATCTGAACAAAATGAAAACAAAATTATTAATGCTGTTTAGAATTCAGCATTACGTAATTATTTGGTAATACAAATATAGATACTAATATAAATATATAAAATGCTATATATGAACCATATACATTAATTCCTATACCATAAAATTCTAATATTCGTGTTATACCGTAAATTAATAACAATGCTATACCTAATATTGATATTATTGAACCTGCTTTCATTATATAATTATTTTAGAAATTAATAATTATATAATTCTTTATTTATTCTATCATATACATATTCTTTTTTAATTCTATAAATTTATCATCTAATAAAACCTTGTTTATTTTATGGTAAGACAACGGAATAAAATTTTCATATTTTTTAACCAATATATCTGCTTTTATTTTATGTTTACCAGTATAACATATTATTATACATGGTTCTTCGTATTCATTTTTAATTGTTTCATCTGTCAAATTAAATTCTTCACTATCTTCTAAGTAAATTTTACCTTCCATAAATAAAGCATATCTATTTATCCCACCTTCAATATATCTACCATATTCATTATCAACAATTAATCTTCCATTAGAATTATGGGTATTTTTAATGTCATTTAAATCTAGAATATGAGTTCCACCATCTTTTATCCAACCACCATCCTTTACAGCATCACTAAAATCTTTATAAAAATAATAATATTCATCACAGCTTTCGTATTCTTTTATCTTTCTTTTTCCAAATATAGAATTATATTCTAATATTTTAAATTCATCTCCTGTATAAACACCATCTGGAATAATATAGTAATCATTTGTTAATTTATTTCTTAAAATTCCTAATTCAGGCATTTCAGTAAATAACCGTGTAACCTCTTTATCAACTGGAACATTACAAACCGATTGTTTATTTATTATTTCACTTGGCAATAAAAACCAAGTTAATGTATTTCTTGATAATTTTAATCTTGTTATATCTATTCCAGTTATATCAATCATAGCAAATGGACTATCTTTTATTATAATTCCTTTATACATTGATTCTACAATTTTATCACCATCGCAATCAATTAAATTTAATGAACGTTTTACCTTATCTAAAACTAAATTTTCTATTGATATTGATGAATCATAATAAACTATATAAGGTAAAATAAATTGTTCTTTTATAAAATTATTACAAAACGGTACTTTTTCCATCATAAATTGTATAAAGGGATATTTTGATTCTGTATTAATATGATAACATAAAAAGAATAACATATTGGTATTATTTAAATCCTCTATCCTGATATTTTTATTTGCTTGATTCTCTATCAAATATGTATATTCCATTTATTATACATATTACACATTTTTTATTTAAATTATTTTTAATCTATATTTTATATGTATTATTTTTACTTTTCTACCTTCCTTTTTATTTCATCTTTTACTACCTCAACTCTATTGTCTAAAACTTTTTTTGTTATTTCCTTTGCTAATTCAGGATCATTTTTATAATATTCTTCTAATTGAGCCAATAAAAATTTCCCCGAAATCGTTCTTTTTGTTTTCTTTTGTTTATAAATTAATGCGCCCCCATTTATATCAAAACAATCAATTGAATTACTTTTCATTACATTTACCAATGATTCTGTTAACAATTTCTTTTTATTTGTTTTTTCTTTTATCTCTGTTTTTAATTTTACAATATCAGCATCTATTTTTATCCATTCTTTTATATTGATTATTAATTCTTCTTTTGTATTTAATTTTTGCTTAGGTTTATCTATTTCTTCATTGTCTTTTTGTAATTCCATAAACTTATATAGTAAAATTATTTTAAATTGATTTTGTTTTAAATAGATTTATAATCAATTATTTGATAGATGAATGTCTCTTACATAAATCATCTTTATATAATTATTAACAATATGTTGTTTCAAATTCAAATCCAAATATACATTTCTTCATTTTAATATATTTTTCATTATATTCATTCAAATTATAAGGATATTTTACTGTGGAAACAATATTAATACCCGATTTTTTTAAATCTGTTATTCTACCTGGATATCTTGTTACTAAAATAATAGAATTACTAAATCCCATAATTTTTAATGCCTCTGGTAAAAAATCATAATTTCTTTCATCAAAACCGTGACCTCTTTTTTTAAGAATTAAATCCATTTCTAAACCTTCTATCTGTCGTAAAGATTTTTCTTTCAATTTTTCAATTCCACCTAAAGATCTGCCGTCTTGGTTTAAAATAAAAAGAATCCCACCATTTGGATTTTCTTGAATTAACTTTTTTGAATATTGTAAATTATCTTTACAGTCACATTCTAAATCATCTAATTCTATACCAGAAACACATTGAGATTGAATTCTAACTAATGGATATTTATCCAAATGTGGATTACCATAAACAATTGCCCATTCATCTTTACCATTTACCCGAAAACAATATATTTCTGACTTAATTTTGTTATTGTTATCACATGGTGATTTTCCCCACATAATAATTCTATTGTTATTATACAAGCCAATAAATAATTTTATCAAAATAAAAGTTACTAAAATTAAAATAATTAAAACTAACAAAATATTTAAATTTTTTTTCATATATATTATAATTATTTTTTTTATATTTATTATTAAAAACTCTTGAAAAACTTTCTTAGTTAGATATACATGTTTATTATTTTGATAAAAATATAAAAATAATTAAGGAAACGGTTTTAAATCTTTAAGAGTATAAATAGATTTATAATCAATTATTTGATAGATGAATGTCTCTTACATAAATCATCTTTATATAATTTTTTACAACCACAACTTTTACCTTTATTTATACCTGTTTTTAAAATCATCTTACATCCTATTATTGTTTTATTTTCTTCAGTCTCTTCTGGAATATACTGAACAATTGGTAAACCTGGCGAAATAATATTCTCTATAACTGGTTTTATTCTTGGCAAGTTCTTTAATGGAAGAAGACCTTTTTCCGCGCGTTGTAAATTTTTTTCTTCAAATAATTTTTGTCTTGCTTTTAAAATATCTTCTTTTTGTTTGTTTTTTTCTTCTATTTTCTTCTGTTTCTCTTTTAATTTATATTTTTTCAAACCACCTTTATAATGAAATGAACAATAAGATAAATCTGTATTAGCAATAAATGCCACATATTTGGATTTACATACAAAATTATTATCGCTTTCACAACAAATACCTTTTTTAAATGACTGTCCATAATAATGTATTGTATAATCATCCGAGCCATAAAGATTATTAATATTGGTGTATTGTTTTTTCATACAATTTTTTTTATCTAACGTATTTACTCCATATATTTTTTCCAAGCCTAATTCTTCATAATATGGTAAAATATTAAATTGAGCACTTCTACAATAAGGACACTTTATAAAATAATCTATTTTTAAATCTCGCATTTTTAATTGTTCTTTTTTTGATAATAAATGTACTTCGTATGTTTTAAAATCAAATTTTTGTTTACAAATCTCTTTATATAAGGCATCATAATTAAATTTATGATTACATTCTAATGTAACATTTTTATCATTTAATGGCATACCACTTATCTTACACATTATTTCATCATCATCTGATTCATCATCCAATGATTTTATTAATGAATCATAAAAATTTATATCACCTTCTATTTTATATTTCATATTAAATATATATATTTACAGAATATCTTTAAATTTATTTTATTTTATTTAGTTATATGTCACCTAATAATTGGGGCCCTCCAACTTGGGTATTTTTACATACAATAAGTGAAAAAATTAAAGATGATAGTTTTCCCATAATAGGTAGTAATTTAATTTCTTTTATTATTAATATTTGTAACAATTTACCTTGTCCAGATTGTTCGCAACATTCAAAGTCATTCTGGTCAAAAGTAAATAAAAATAATATAAAATGTAAAACTGACTTAATAAATATTTTATTTGTATTTCATAACGTAGTTAATAAAAGAAAACGTTATGTTCCTTTTAAATATTACGATTTACAATATTATAAAACTAGAAATGTTATTGAAACTTATAATTCTTTTTCTAGAAATTTCAATACAAAAGGTAATATGAAATTAATTACAGAATCATTTCATAGAAACATCATGATGTCTTCATTAAAAAAATGGTTGATGAGTAATTTAATTCATTTTGATTTATAAATATTTGATATTTTTTTTAAATATTCCCTACCAATTCACCATTACGAAATAATTTACATTTAAATTGTTGTTTAGATGGCAAAGAACAAACTTCTTTATTGGAATTCATTTCATTAATATATAAATATTTCTTTAAATTGGTTCCAAACATTAATGGTCCTGAAATTATACCTCCTAAAAATAAACCACTTATTATATCACATAAAATTAATCCTGTAGATAATGAAGTTATACATGATAATGTATATTTAATACCTATATCAAATACTATATAAAATATAAAAAATCCCAAAACGCTATAATTAATAACATTTATTTTAGCTTGATTTGTTAGTATTATCATTGGCATTAATAAATACATTAATGTAAAACTCAAAATATATGTACTATATGTAATATCTTGAGGTATAAACATTATTCCTGTTAGACATTTTTCAGGTAAATTTTCATTATTATTGTTTCCTATTCCCTTAAAAACTAGTACTCTTAAACAAGTTATTACAAAAATCCATAAAAAATAAAATCCTAATTTTGCCCAAGATGATGTAAATACAGACAAAACAATCATACTAATACATATTATTAAAGGAGCATAAAATGATAATGAATATAAAATATCTAATAAATTGGATAAAATATTATTCCCTGTGTCAGACATATATTATTTTATTATATTATTTTAATTTTAATAAAATAATATTTGGATTATATAATATGATTTTTACTTTATTTTTCTAAAATTAATTCCAATGCTTCTTTTACATGACTTATAGGATAAAAATTAACATTATTAAGTATTTCATCATTTTTATACTTTTCATAAAACTCATTAAAATCTTTTTCATTTTCTTTTGGAAATATAAATGATTTCACATTAGATTTCAGGGAACCTAATATTTTATAATTTAATCCACCTATAGCAGTTATTTCTCCGGACATTTGTATTTCGCCTGTAATTCCAAATGCTGGTTTTATAGGAATGTCGTTTAAAAGACTATATAATGCGCAAGTTATTGCGCACCCACCACTTGGGCCATCCTTGGCTACTGAACCATCGCCTGTATGAATATTTATTCCACATTTATTATATTCATTATCATACATCTTTCTTAAAAATAGTTGCCTATCTTTTACGGTTAAATTCCATGCTACAGTTAATGAAACATGCATACTCTCTCGCATAACATCTTGTTGTAACCCTGTTAGTTTTAAATCCAAAAATTTATCTGATGGAAAATATTTTGCGTGTATTGGTAAGAATCCTCCAACACCTTGACTTGTAGCATACATTCCATTTATAAATCCTATTTCATTTTTAGAGGAAACCTTTCTTATTATCACTTCTTGTTTATCTTTAAAATACTTTGTTTTTATATCATCAATTGAAATTTCAATTGGAATATCATAATTTGTGTCAAAATTTTTTAAAATATCCAGATTTATTTCAGAGATTATTTCAAATAAAACTTCTTTTAATTTTCTAACTCCCGATTCTAACGTATATTCTTCTATTATAAATTTTAATACATCATTTGAGAATGTAATCATATTTTTTAAACCCATTTTTTCATATATTTCAGGTAATATATATTTATTTAATATTACCAATTTCTCCTCTAAAGTTAAACTCTTAAATTTTATACGATGAATTCTATCTAATAATATTTTATCAATAGCTTCTACATCATTATAAGATAATATAAATAATGCTTTTGATAAATCTAAATCCACTCCTGAAAAATATTTATCCTGAAAACAATCATTTTGTGCTGGGTCTAATAAATGAGTTAAAATACCTATTATTTCTTTACCGTGTTCTGTCTTTGAAATTTTATCTATTTCATCTATAAATATTATAGGATTCATACATTTTTTATCCATTAATATTTGAACTATAGATCCCCATGTTGATCCAACATATGTATAATTATGACCATGTAAACTAGACCCATTGGAATCACCACCCATTTGAATCATAGCAAATGGTCTTGAAACACCATTTTCATCTTTTAAACATTCTGATAATCCTTTCTTACACATTGATGTTTTACCAATACCTGGGGGCCCCTCAAATCCAAAACAATATCCATCTTGTTTTCCATTAATCCATTGACCAATTATTCTTTCTATTTGTTTTTTAGCTTTATCATGACCATGAATTGCGTTATCTAAGGTAAATTTAACATTTTCTATATATTTATTGATCTTTCCAAATTTATCTTCTATTTCATTTATTAAAACCAAAATATTTTTATATTGTTCATTATTATTTATAATAACAAAAACTTCACTCAAAATTACATTATCATGAGAAAATGTATCAATAAAATTTTTTATATATTTTATTAAAATACCTTTTGATATTTTGGAATACTTTAAACATGATTCTGTCATATTTAATTTTGATAGTATTTTATTAATTTTTACAATATAGTCTACTAATTCTGACTTTTTACACAAAGATATATTATTTTTTATTTTATTTATATCAATTGAAATATTTTGTTTTAAACTTGATTGTTTATAGTCTTTTATAGATTTTAAAATTTCCAAGCTTGTATAATTCTCTTTTATTTCACTATTATTTATATTACTTATTTTAAGCATGTTAGTATAATTAGTTTTTATTTCATTCATTATATCTAATATTGGTTCTCTTCTATAAACATTAAAAGGAATTTTTAATAAAGCATCCAAGTATTGTCTAGCTTTTGATCCCGAATCTTCGGATTTGGCTTTAACTTCTTTTAGTTTCAGCATCGCCTTTTCTTTTACAGCATCTGAAACTTTTAATAAACAAATTTGTTGTTCCAAAGGTATTTTTTGTATATCAAAATTAGATAAATCATTTGTATATTGTATAGTTCTTTTCATTGCTTCTTTAAAATATTGTTTTATAGACCAGGGAAAACTATCAAATAAAATTGTTTGTTCTATTGTATCTATTGAACCATTTGAATCATTTGAAAGAATATCATATAATAGATAAGCTAAATATTGATTATCATATTTATCAGATTTTATTAATAATTGAATTATAATGCTACGTTTTATATATAAATCTGAAATTATAAAATCTTTTATTAATTGTGCGATTGGTTTTTGACTTATATTATTTAAATTACTTAAATATCCTATATATCTGGAATATATATCATGAGTTTCATACAATAAATAATCTTTTAAATTCAATGATTGAAAATATCTTTCAAATGTGTCGCATTGAAAATTCTCTGATTGTGTTATATTTTCTCGGATTGACTTACTTTTAAAATTTATATATTTATTATTTAAAAAATCTATGATTATATCATCTATAAGGCCAGTTATTATTAAACTTTTTTTATTATTTGGACTATGAACTATTAATTGAATTCCATTTACTTTTAGTTGAAACTGTTTTATTTTTATATTAATATCAGCTGTATCTAAATTTTTTGATTTTTCATTAAATACATTATCATCTATTTTTGTAGACTTATCTCCTTCCTTCTTGGAAACTAATACTTTATAACTTGTAGGATGAAAATATTTTTTTAACAATTCAAATTTATTTTTTTCCATATCTGAAATAGTATATGTATTTATTGAATTATTTCCAAAACAAATCCATAATAAATCTTCAAAAGATTCAGTTCCATATAATTTAAATAAACATGATAATTCATTATTAACTATTTGTAATATATTGATAATATTGTCAGTATTTGATAATATATTTATATCATTTATTTTTTTTATTCTACAACTCAATTCAAATAAAATATTTATACAATTATTAACTTCAGATAATCCTATAATATCTAACATTTTATTTTTTTGAACATGTAAAATAGTTTTCTGAATTACATCCTGAAAAAATAACATTTTTTTTTCAATTAAAACGATTATTTCTGGTGAAGTTTTTTTAATCCCTTCTTTTTTTGAATTATTAACTATTTTATCACTTGTTGTCATAATTTATATATATATTATATTTACAAATTATTAGTTTTGAATAAATTAAGTTTTATATATATAATAGAACAATATTAGATATATATAATGATAATTATATATTCTTATGGGAATCCCTAGTTATTTTTCATATATTATAAAAAATTATTCTAATATTATACAAAAATATTTTTCTAATTCGTTAAAAGTTGATAATCTATATCTAGATTGTAATTCTATTATTTATGATGTTTATAGTAAAATAGAATTTGATAAGCTTACAGAAACAGTATCTATAAGTATTATAAAAAATGTTATTTCAAAAATTGAAGAATACATTTCTATAATTCAACCATCACAAACAGTTATAATTGCTTTTGATGGCGTAGCTCCTGTAGCAAAATTAGAACAACAAAGAGCTCGTCGTTATAAATCATGGTATCAAAATGAAATGTCCCATATGATTTTAAAAAAAGACAAATATGATGCGTGGAATACTACTGCTATAACACCAGGAACTAAATTTATGAATGAATTAAATGATATTATTACTAAACATTTCAATGATCAATCATTTACTAATTATAATGTTGCCAATATTATTGTATCCGGTTCTAATTTTATTGGTGAAGGAGAACATAAATTATTTGAGTTTATACGATCCAATCCTGAAAAACATTCTAAAGAAACTACTATTATATATGGCCTAGATGCTGATCTTATTATGCTATCAATTAATCATCTAAACTTTTGTCCAAATATTTATCTTTTTAGAGAAACGCCTCATTTTATTCAATCAATTGATAGTTCTTTGGAACCAAATGCTAATTATATTATGGATATTCCAGAGCTAACAAAAAGTATAATACGATATATGAATAATGATAGAGATATAGATATTCAGAAGGATATTAATAAAGTTTACGATTATGTATTTTTATGTTTTTTTTTAGGTAATGATTTTTTACCACATTTTCCAGCTATAAATATTAGAACAGGTGGTGTTGATAAAATGATTAATGCTTATCGTTCTACTATTGGTAACAATAATGAAAATCTCACTGATGGAAAAACAATTTATTGGAATAATGTAAGAAAAGTGGTAGAACAATTGGCAAATTTAGAAGAGGAATTTATTATTAAAGAGCATCGTGTTCGTTCTTCAAAATCAAAACATGGTATTCCTGATACTACCCCTGAAGAAAAATTAAATAAATTCGTTTCAATTCCTTTATATGAAAGAGAAATGGAGCAGTATATTAACCCTTTAAAACCATATTGGCAAACACGTTATTATCGCGGATTATTTGGAATAACTTCTGATACTAGTAACGAACAGAAAAAAGATATTGCGATAAATTATCTTCAAGGGCTTGAATGGACTATGAAATATTATTCTATTGGATGTCCAGATTGGAGATGGCGTTATAAATATAATTATCCGCCTTTACTTGAAGATCTAATCAAATATATTCCTATTTTTGAAACAGTTTTTATACCTAATAAACCTGCTAATCCTGTCTCCGAATTTGTTCAATTATGTTATGTTTTACCACGTGCTTCACTTAGCCTTTTACCCAATAAACTTTATTATGAATTAATTCGTCGCTATGATCATTGGTACAAAGGTAATTGTGAATTTGTATGGGCTTATTGTAGATATTTCTGGGAATCACATGTAGAAATGGGAGATATTGATATTAATGAATTAGAACGATTTATTGAAAGTCATCGTCATTTATTAACTTAAAAATATGGTAACAATTTTTTTTTAGTATTGTTATCATAAATGGTTTGGAACCCAGAACGCTGATACTGGGGTATTTTTTCAGTCATCAACTTCGATTTATAAAAGTGAATTGGTTTTTGAAATTGGACATTTTTAAAAATGTCCAAAAATGAAAATCCGAAAAAAGTCTTGAAAAAGGGGGTCTGAAATTGAGTTTCTTACCATAATGCTCTCATTTTCTAAATTTATGCGTTTTGCTTTGTGAGCATAAATTTTTTTACGAAAAATTCTCGGCGATTTTTTCTGTCCTCTATTTAGGAGACAAATGGATGACAAAAACTCGCCAAAACTCGCCAAGAATTTTTTTTGTGAAATTTGCGAGTATACATGCTGTAAACAAAGTGATTTGGACAAACATATTATGACACTGAAACATAAAAAGAGGACAAAAGAGTTACATTTTCTCGCCAAAAAGGAGGTTGAGCCAAAGCAATATTATCAATGCGAATGTGGTAAGAAATATAAATATAGACAGGGATTATGGAAACATAATAAAATTTGTAATAATAATGAAAAATTTCAATTAAAATATTTTTCAAGCAATGAAGAACTAATTCAAACTATCATTAAAGAAAACAATGAAGTTAAACAATTATTAATTGAACAAAATATGAAAATGGTAGATATTGCTAAAAATAATACAGTTATTAATAATACTACCAACAATAATACAACTAACAATAATTTCAATTTACAAATGTTTTTAAATGTTCAGTGTAAAGATGCTTTGAATATTTCCGAGTTTTTAGATTCTTTACAAGTAAAAATTAAAGATCTAGAAGATACAGGAAGATTAGGCTATGTTGATGGTATAACTAAAATATTCTTAAATGGATTAAACGATTTAAATATAAATAGTCGCCCAATACACTGTTCAGATTTAAAACGAGAAGTTATTTATATCAAAGATAAAGATGTATGGGAAAAAGAAAATAATGATAGAGATAAACTCAAATTAGCAATTAAAACAATTACATCTAAAAATATTAAGCAAATTCCTGTGTGGCAAAAAGAAAATCCAGATTGCTTTGATTCTAGTTCTAAAAAAAATGATCAGTATCTAAAAATTGTTTCCAATGCTATGAATGGACTAACAAAAGAGGAGTCAGAAAAAAATTATGATAAGATTATTTCAAAAATAGCAAAAGAAACTGTTATACAAAAAAATATAATTTAGAAGAATTTTCTGTTTTTTTACCTCATTATTATATATATGAGTGATAACGATGATAACCCTGGAGATAAAAGAGGTCCAGATTTTATTGAACCTGAACAACCACAAAAAAGACAAAAAGTTGTAAACTTACAAGCATTTGTTCCAAATAATCGCGATATAATTAGTGAATTAACTCAATTAGGTCAAAATCTCTCATTAGTTGCTGATGCTAGTAGAGTTCCAGAAACAGAAATATCAGATAATTTTTTAGCAATTCAACAACAACTTAATGATGCTTTACAAGAAGCTTTTAACGAAGCTCAACTTGTCAGAAGACAAAATGAAGAACAACGAGTGGCTTCTGAAATGGCACAAATGGGTGAACAAGAAAGAGATCAATTTCAATTATTACGTGCTGATTTTTTAAGACGATTTCAACCATTAGCACAAAGAATGTCCGAACAACTAACATATGGTGAACAATCACAAATGTTTAATATTATTTTAAATTCAATTGATACAAGGTTAAATGAAAACGATTTTAATAATTCAGAACCAAACGTTGGTGCGCTTTTATTAGAATTGGGAACATTAACTATTAATTTTGCCATTGAGCAATTAGCTGTTACATTAACTAATTTGTATCAAGCTACTCCTGACCTTATCAGACAACTAACATCTTTAATTGTTGCCTCAGGTATGGCATTTAATTATTTACCAGCTAATTTAAGAGGTGGATTTAATAGTATTCCCTATTTAGGACCCTTATTTAGTTTAATGAATAGAATCAATCCACAACTCCGAAATATTCAAAACTCAGGAGCAGTTGTCACAACTATTTATTATCTTTTAAGAAATGCCGGTATTGATACAACTGAATCAATTAGATTATTAGGAAGTAGTGCTTCCCAATTAGTAAGTGATTGTTCTCTACAAGCAGGACGTTTAGTTTGCCAAGGGGCTGCGTTAGTTTCTGACGCAGCTTCTTCAATAATTGATAGTATAGCAGATAGATTAGGAAATGTTCTAACTAGTGAATATCAAGACATTTCCTTTCGTGTTGAATCTCAAGACAGTGGCAGTTCAGTGCGTTCACTAAGTTCACAAAAATCCGTTAATACATTACAAAGTCAAAATTCAGCAAGATCAATGGCAACAGTTCAAACTATTGATCAATTATTAAATACACCACTTGCTGGAGGTGGTATATCTTTAGGAGAAATGGATGGACAAATTGTTCAACAACGTTTGGAAGCAATAGTTGAGCAAAATCCTGCTGTTATTCCAAATACAATGGAAGAAGAAAGTTTACAAATTGTAACACAACCTACGTCAATAGTGAATGAATCAGCATCCTTTCAATCAGATTCTTATAATAGATCTCAAGATACCGACGTTTCAGGAATTACAAATTTATCTGATGATACTGAAGAAATGCATTGGTCATTTTGGTTATTTGGTCCAACAAATAATTCAGGAGGTAAAAGATTAAGAAAAAGTACTAAAAGAATTAATAATGTAGGAAAAAAAAGAAAAACACGCAAATCTGTAAGAAAAGGTAAAAAACTAACAAAAAAAAGTAGAAAAAGTAAGAAAACAATAAAAAGAAGAAATAAAAAATAAATAAATTTAATATCTAATATAATTATTTATAATATGCGGAATTATTTATAATGTGCGAAATTATTTATAAGGTGCTAAATTATTTATAATGTGCGAAATTATGTATAATGTGCGGAATTATTTATAATATGCGGAATTATTCATAATGTGCGGAATTATTTATAATGTGCGAAATTATTTATAATGTGCGGAATTATGAATAATTTATTATCTAATAGTGTATAAAATGTCTCAAAAGACTATTATATCTTATTTTCAAAGTAGAGATCATTTTTTACGTTTATTAGAAAAAAACCCTGGTTTAGTAATTGTGAAATTAGGAGCAACTTGGTGTGGACCATGTAAAAAAATAAAGCCAGTAGTTGATGCGTTTTTTGCTTCATCACCTGATACTGTTATTTGTTGTGAAATTGATGTAGATGAATCTTTTGATTTATATACATATTTAAAGAGCAAAAGAATGGTTAATGGGATTCCGGTATTATTATGTTATAAAAAAGGTAATACTGGTTTTATTCCAGATGACTCCATTACAGGAGCAGATCCAAATGCGTTAGATGCGTTTTTTAAACGTTGTGGTCTACATTTATTGGCAGTTCAACCAATGATTGGAAAATAAAAAATACTATATTATATAATTTTTAGTTAAAAATAAAATATATAATAATATAAAAAATGGATAATCAATATAATGAAAATTTTGAAAAATATGTAAATTCTATGAATAAAAAAATGTATATATTTGATGTAACAAAATGTTGTGGTTATAGTGAAATGATATCTGTTTATAAAACGGAAACAATGTTTGACCTTTTTTCAAGAATTTCACATCATTTTGATGGAATTGAAATTAAAGACTTATTTTTTTATTCAGTTCAAGGAGAATATATAAAACTTCCATTATCTAATAAAAAAATTTCCGAATTTATTAAAGAAAATATTTCTTCTAATCCTCCTAAATTAAAATCTCTATATCCATATTTAAATCATAATGTATATAGTATTTATTTAGATGATGGTATTTGTAATTGTAATGGAAATTGTAAATGTAGCAATTGTAATTATAATAATTGTAATTATGATGAATAACATTTCACGTAATCATAGATAATTTATTTTATATAATAAATACAAAATGAATTGCTTTAAAAGTGGAAGTTGTCCAAAAAGTGGAATAAAAATCCATGAAACTAATAATAATTATTATTCTAATAAAAAAGAATCATTTACTAATAAAAAAAATGATAATTATATAACTAAGACATCTAATTTATCAAAGCCAGTAGATTTTTATAACACAACTCTGGATACATTGGATTTAGATATAGATAATTATTCATTAGAAGATTTATTCCGCTTATTTAATATACAAAATAATAATCTTAATGATGCTAGTATGAAAGAAGCAAAACAAATTGTATTAAAGATGCATCCAGATAAATCAAGATTAGATGCTAAATATTTCTTATTTTTTTCAAAAGCATATAAAACATTATTTTCTATATATGAATTTCAAAATAAAAGCACTAAAAAAACTTATAAAGACGAAGATTATTTTGAAGAAAGTAACAAAAGTATTTTGGATAATATGTTTGAAAACAATACAAAATTCAAAGATCCAAAAAATTTTAATAGTTGGTTCAATGAAAGTTTTGAAAAGCATCGTATAGACAATCCAGTAGACCTGGGTTATGGCGATTGGTTAAAAAGCGATGATGATTTTTTAAATATTGGAGAAAATGTTACAAAGGGAAATATGAATGAAGTTTTTGAAAGAAAAAAGAAACAAATTCAAGCGGTTAGTATTTATACAGGCATTACAGATATGTATTCATCATCTTTAGGCGGTTCATTATTATCAGGAGATTCTTCTTTTACAACCGATTCATATACAGATTTAAGACAAGCTTACACAGAAACTTTGATACCAGTTACACAAGAAGATTATGAAAAGATGCCTAAATTTAAAAATGTAAATGAATATAAATCCAACCGAGATAGAATTGATAGTAATCCATTGTCTAAAGAGGAATCTGAACGCATTTTATTAAAACAAAAAAATGAAATGGATCAGCAATCAGCAGCTTTAGCATTTAAATACGCACAAGAAGCTGAAAAAGTGAAACAAAAACAACAATCATTTTGGGGTGATATAAAACGATTAACCGGTTAATAAATTTTTAATTTTATAACAGAATGTCGCAGCTAGAGGAAAGTTAGATGGTGGACATAATTTGTATAAATTTTTCATAATAGAATTTTTGGATAAACTAGATATTAATTGTAAAAATAAAATATAAATTCTATTGGGTAACATATTTTTAACGAAATAAATGGTTTTAATAGTAAGCCACTGTTTAAAAGTTAGATTATTTAGTCGTAAAAACATATTTTATTATAATATAATAAAATTAATATTTAATTTTATAACGAAGTAAAAAAATATAATATAAAATTATATTATATGTTAGTAGCTAATTATATAATTTTATTTGTAATACTTATAGCATTAGGTATACTTTATCAAAAATATCTAGAAAAACAAAGTTCAAATGCTAATTTTGATAATTATGGAGAAATCAAAAAATATTTATTAAAAGATAAAAAGGTAGAAAAGAGTAAGAAACCTATTTTATGGATTTATATTCCTCATGAATATAACTCGCGAAAATGGTTAAGTTTTGGTTCTAGAAGTTCAACTGAATTAAATCAACCATATTTATATTTAACGGTCAAAAGTATTATAAAAAATTGTGAGGATTCATTTAAAATTGTTTTAATAGACGATAATACATTTGAAAAACTTATTCCAAATTGGAATATTAATATGGATTTAATTGGTGATCCAATTAAGAAGTATATAAGACAATTAGCAATAGCAAAGCTTATTTACAATTATGGTGGAATAAATGTTCCTATTTCATTCTTATGTTTTAGAGATTTACTTGGTTTATACAATAAAGGAACAAATCATAATACCATGTTTGTTTGTGAAAATTATGATATAAATATTACATCTACTAGTAAATTATTTTATCCAGACGCACATTTTATGGGAGCACATAAAAATAATGAAACAGTAAAAGAGTTTATCAATTTTATAGAAATGAAAATTTCAGAAGATTATACAGCACAAACTCAATTTCTTGGAGAATTTGATAGCTGGTGTAATCAAAAAATTGTTAAAGGAAAAATGCGTTTGATTCCAGGAACCGATGTAGGAACTAGAACTGTTGATGATGAAGCAGTAACAGTAGATACATTATTAAGTGAGGATTACCTTCATTTTTACGGTAAAATGTATGGTATTTGGATTCCCGATTCAAAAATATTAAGCAGAATACATTATGAATGGTTTGCTCGTATGAGTCCTGAACAGATTTTCCAAAGTCAATTTATTTTAGCAAAATATTTTGTTCTTGCGTTATCCCCAGATTCTAAAGAAGGGGTTATTGAACCGATGGAAAATAAACCGGATTGGATAAGTTTTTGGCGCGTTCCATTAACAAATGGTACACTTAATATATTTGGTCCGATGCCTCAAAATTTGGGTAATAATGTACCAAGAGCAAAAAATTCTGGTAATTTAAACTAACAAAATTATAATAATTCAATAATTATTTACTGCTTTATTAATATAATAATTATTTTTTGTTTAATTATTATATAATGGATGAACATGTTGATAAAAAATCAAGACCAAATCCTCCTCCCCCTCCAGAAAATTTTAGAGATGAATTTAATAATCTTTCAATGAATGAAGATAATATTAAAAATTACTTATTTTACCTAGATAAATGGACAAATGATATTAAACAAAACCCAAAAAACCCAGATATTTTAAATAAATATGTTGATACTGCTTTTGCTTTTCTTAGAGATTTACAAAAATATCCAAATTTAAGAGAAATAACTTTTGAATATGATAATTCTCCATTAACAACATCTTATATTGTAAATAAAATAAAGGAAACTAACAAATTTATTAGTTATTATTTCCTAACAGGATTTATTAAAAATCAAACAAAATTCAAAGAAATGAATATTATTTTAAACAGTAATAATTTTAAAGGTGGTAAAAGGAGGAAAACTTTAAAAAGAAGAACTAACAAAAAACCAAAGAAAACGTATAAGAAACGTAGGGTAAATAGGAGAAGAAAATAATTATTGTTTTTTTTCAATAATAGTTTGTTTAACAATATTTTTTTTACTTCGTTACAAATTTTTTCATAATTTTTGTCTGATTCTTCTTTTGTGGAACCAGACATTGAATTAAAAATTATTTTTTGATATCTATCGTTTTGTTTGGAATCAGGATTATTGTATTCAGGGTTCAATTTTTGCCATTCGCTTATTTGTTTTATATTTTTGATCGCCATCCTTTTTAATTTATATAAAGAAAATATCTTTAAATAAATATACGCAATTATATTTATATTCCTAAATTATTTATAACATTCTACTTTTTCACCTTTTCCATTATAAACCCAAATTTCATAATTATATCCTAATGCTTTACCTGCTTTTTGTTTTAGAAATATACAATCTTTTTTCTTTTCAGCAGTCCAAGTTGATTTTATTTCAACACATTTATTTTGACTTGGAATAAATATATCTACATAATGCCTATGCGTTTTACCATTTTCATCTTTGTACCATATTTCAGGAACATTGGAGCAACCAGTTATAATATCTTCTTCTAAAATACTGTTATTAAATAATTCATCTAACGCATAATTTTCATATCCCTGAATTTTAATTATTTGCCCTGATGGTAATATATAATCTTTTAGTTTATATGATTTTTTTGAATTTTTTTCCATAATTTCCATATTTTGATTAGGATATTCAACACCATATTTTTTCAAATTAGTTTGTTTTCCTTTATCTTTGACTTCTTGTGCTTGTAATGAATATTCACACCCATATTTCTTCAAATTAGTTTCTTTTGCCTTTTGTTTAACTGTTTCTAATTTCGAAACTGTATCAACACCATATTTATCTAAACAAGTTTTTTTGACTTTTTCCCTCACAATTTGTGATTGTGTAGCATATTCACGACCATATTTTTTCAAATTAGTTTGTTTTCCTTTATCTTTAACTTCTTGTGATTGTAATGAGCATTCAGCACCAAATTTTTCTAAACATGTTTTTATAGTTTTATCTCTTACTTCTTGTGATTGAGTTGCATATTCGTGTCCATATTTTTCTAAATTTGTTTCTTTTATTTGTTGTTTAACACTTTCTAATTGTAAATTTGTTTCAGCACCAAATTTTTCTAAACAAGTTTTTATAGTTTTGTCCCTTACTTCTTGTGATTGTGTAGCATATTCATGACCATATTTTTCTTTATTTGTGTTTTTCATTTTCTGTTTAACACATTCTAATTGAGTTGTATTTTTTACACCATATTTTCTTAAATTATTTGTTTCAAGTTTTTCTCTTACTTTTTTTGATTGTTGTGGATATTCAACTCCAAGTTTTTCTAAATTTTTTTCTTTTATTTTCTGTTTAACACTTTCTAATTGTAATGGAGATTTAACCCCGTATTTTTGTATGTTATTCATTGCTTTATTATTGTTTTCAATTTGTTTAGTACATTTTTTACAACAAAAATATTTTTTTTTAGATAAAACGCCTAGTGTTTTTTCAAAATTTTCATTACAATTTTCAGTTTTACAATTTCCTTCTATTTTAAAATCTCTATGTAGATTTTCATTACTATAATCCTTTAACAATGTTATACTATATTCTTTACAAAGTTCCTTTAACAATTCATAGTTATATCTTTTTCTAACATTCATAGTAATCTATATTTTTATATAAAAATAACTTTATATTTATTTTTTATAATTCTTGTTGGATATTCATTTTCTCTTTTCGTTTTTGATATGCTCGTTTTCTATATTCCTTTAATTTTTCAGGATTTTCCTCTTTTAACTTTTGTAGATAATTAGAACCTAATTCCTTATATTTCTCTTTATTCTTTTCATAATATCGTTTATGATTATCCCCGTTTGTATATTTCTTTAATCGTTCTTCTAATTCTGCGTTCTTTTTTTTTAATTCTTCGTTTTCCTTTTGTAATTCTTCCATTTATTATTATATAATAATTTTTTTAAATATTTTTGTGTATATTTATTATGAAGCAACATACAGAAAAAATAATTGTTACGATAATTTCCGATTCCACAAGGCAACCAATTTGTTAGAAAAGTATCAAATATAAATGTAATAGACAATATCATAGGTTGATTTATCATATTTAATTTGAGATGTATATGTAATTTTATTATATCTACAAATTTGACGCATAATTGTAATAAAAGAATTATAATTAATTTTCCTTTCTAAATATTTATGTTTTGATAAATAATAATATGGTTTACAATCATCAATAAATTTATTAATTATATTATTAAACAATCCTTTCTTAAAAGAATTATTATTTAGAACGTACCATTTTTCAGATTTAATAGCAATAGAATCTAATAAATCTATGAGCAATTGATTCGGAATTGGTTTTTTAAATATTTGAGATGACATTTCACTATTATATATATATAATTTATTTTTGTTAGTATAAATAATTATCATAACAAAAATGATTTTATTTTATAAGCAATGTGTAAATGTTGTTAGAAAAAAGTGATAATTCAATTTCATCTTCATGAATATTATGAAAAACAGATATATATTTACATATTATAGGAATTATATCATACTTCTGTTTTTCATCTAATATATTAGTAATTTTAACAAAAAGAAAATAATTATCTAAAATATCCATTACAGAATAACCTTTATCATAAAGATTATATAATAATTTAATAGCATCAACAAGATGACCATTTTTAAGAAGATTAGTATATTCCTGAAAGGATAAAAAACTAATATTTGTACAAATATTTGTGGAAAGTTCTATATTGATTTCTTGATTTAAAAGTTTGAATTTTTCCATATAATTGATAAGAATTTTAGCATTATTATTACAAATATTCAAAATAAAATCTTGAGCATCATTTGTTATAGAAATATTTTCAGATTTAATAATTTTCTTCATAATTTTATTTAAATTCTCTTTTTGTAAAGGTTTAATTTTAATAAGAATTAGTCTAGATTGTAAAGATTCAATGACTTTTTGTGAATTACTACAAGAAGAAATAAAATGAACATTGTGACTATATTTATCAATACAATTTCTAAAAACTTGTTGACTTTGTTCATTAATAATGTCAATATCATCTAAAACAATAATTTTTTTTTTACCTTTAACAGATGAACATGTTTGACAAAAAGTTTTAACATCATTGCGATAAAAGTTGATTCCTTGTTCTTTAAGAGAATTAATATGTAAAATATTATCTTTATAATCATCGTAATTAAGCCCATTATAATATTCTTTTATAGAAGCATTCAGATATGTAGTCTTCCCAGATCCAATATCACCAATAAATAATATATTAAGATTATTCATATTTATCAATGTTTTAAGAATTTGAATCATTTCTTCATCCGTTTCAAAATCTTTAAAATATAAAGGTTGATATTTATTTAAAAAAAGAGTTTGGTCCATCATTTAATAATTATATACGTTGATAAGTATTTAAGTTTATCTTAAATTATAATATTATAAAAAATGAGTGAATCATTTTATAATATATTAGAGGTTCCTGAAACAGCGTCAATAGATGAGATAAAAAAATCATATAGACGTTTATCAATGATATATCATCCTGACAAAAATAAAAATAATCCAGAAGCTACAGCAAAATTTCAAAAAATATCAGAAGCTTATGAAACATTAGGAGATAAAGATAAAAAAAAAGAATATGATATAACTAGAAATAATCCATTTATAAAAATGATGAATAACCAAGGTAATTCTCAATCACATCCTATAGACGAATTGTTTTCAAATTTGTTTAATATGCATTTTAGTAATAGTTCCAATTTAGATGAAAGTTCGCCATTTGGTCAAGGTTCGCTTTTTGGTCAAGGTTCACCTTTTGGTCAAGGTTCGCTTTTTGGTCAAGGTTCACCTTTTGGTCAAGGTTCACCTTTTGGTCAAGGTTCACCTTTTGGTCAAAATATAAAAATATTTCACAATGGGGTTCCAATAAATATACAAGGTTTAAATCAAAAACCAGCACCAATAGTGAAAACATTAATAGTTCCAATAGATAAAATTTTAACAGGAACAACAATTCCATTAGATATAGAAAGATGGATAATCCAAGATGGAACAAAGATATTTGAAAATGAAACATTATACATACCAGTTCCAAAAGGAATTGATGATGGTGAAATAATAATGTTACAAGAAAAAGGAAATAGTGTCAAAGAAGATTGTAGAGGAGATGTAAAGATATTTATAAAAATAGAAAATAACACAGAATTTAAAAGATATGGATTAGATTTAGTAATAGAAAAATCAATATCAATAAAAGAGGCGTTGTGTGGTTTCAATTTTGAATTGATTTATATAACAGGAAGAAAATATACAATAACTAACAATTCAGGAAATATAATAAATAACGGATATAAAAAAGTAATTCCAAATATGGGGTTTACAAGAGACAATCATGTAGGAAATTTAATAATAGTATTTAATGTAAAATTTCCAGATAAATTATCCAACGAAACATTAGAAAAATTAAAAAATATAGATTTTTAAAAATTTAAAAAAATATATATAGTTTAAAAATAATATTAGAATTAAAGTACAATTATATTTATTAATGAAAATAATAAATATAATTTTTATGTTAGTTTATAATTTAGGCTATTGTGGTAACAGTTTTGTTTTTAGAAAATGCGTTAAATATAGTGAAACAATGTTAAAATATAATAAAAGATATCAAATAACAAGTCCAGATTATGTAGAAAGAATACGAATTTTAAATACAAAAAATTTAACAAATCAAAATAATACAACAAATAATTATAATAGAAGATACCAAATAACAAGTCCTTCCTATATAGAAAAAATAAAACGTTTAAATTCAAAGAATATAACCATTCAAAATAATAGTATATTGGGGTTAGATGAAGACGAAGAGATAGAAAATAATGAAAATTTGAATTTTACAAGAAATATTCCAACAATACGAATTAATTTAAATAAGAATGGGTTTTTGGAAGCATTTGGATTTTCAATGAATCAGCCAACTGTTACTAGAAATGATAATGATAATGATAATGAAGGTAGTTTTGAAGATAACGACGAAACGAATAGAAGGAATTATGTTGAAAGAAGTAAATTAAAATCCAAAAATTTTGAAGTAATTCAAAATTATAATATAAATTTTTCACATGTTGGAGGTTATAATAGTGTAAAATTAGAATTAGAACAATGTGTTGATATTTTAAGAAATTATAATAAATATGCGCAATATAATGTTAGAATTCCAAAAGGATTAATTTTGGAAGGTCCTCCGGGAACAGGAAAGACATTAATAGCAAAGGCTTTAGCAGGAGAATCTATATGTAATTTTATAGCAGTTTCTGGTGCTGATTTTCAAGAAAAATATGTAGGGGTAGGACCAACAAGAATAAAAGAATTATTTGGTTTAGCTAAAAAGAATATTCCTTGTATTATTTTCATAGATGAAATAGATGCTGTAGGTAGAAAGAGATCAAGTGATGGCGAAAGTTCATCCAATGAAAGGGATAATACATTGAATGCTTTGTTAGTTGAAATGGACGGATTTAAGAATAATACAGGAATTTTTATTGTTGGTGCGACAAATAGAATAGATTTATTAGATAATGCTTTGATAAGACCAGGAAGAATTGATAAAAAGATTTATATAGGTTTACCTGATACAATTACTAGAGAAGCAATAATTGATATTCATATTAAAGGAAAGCCATATTGTGATACTATTTTAATATCGGATTTAGTAGAAGTGACAGAAGGATTATCTGGAGCGCAAATAGAGAATTTATTAAATGAAGCAATGTTAAATGCGTTAAGAATGAATAATACAAATTTTTGTTATAAAGACTTTGATTTTGTAATGAATAAAATGATGGCAGGGTGGCAACCAGTAGAACATGAATTTACATCAGATATAATAGATCATATAGCAATTCATGAAATGGGACACGCTATAATGGGTATTTTATCAAAATATCATTCAAAAATGTCAAAAGTTGTAATTAATTTATCATCGCCAAAGAGTCCAGGGTATACAGTATTTAAAAGCTCAACAAGTTCTTTATATACAAGAGAGTCTTTATTTGAACATTTAATGATACTACTTTCAGGTAGAATCGCAGAAGAAGTATTTTATAATGTTAGTGTAACAACTGGAGCAATAAATGATTTTGAAGAGGCATTAAAATTAGCAGAAAAGATGGTTTCATATTATGGTATGGGATCAAATATAATATATCCAAATAATTCAGAAAAATATAAAGAATTAATAGATAATGATGTTATACGACTAATAAATGAAGCTTATAATTATGCTGAAATAGTATTATTAGAATGTAAAGATTTAATAGAGGAAACAGCTGAGATTTTGAAAAAGGATAAAATATTAAAAGCGGATAGATTATATGAATTAATGAATGAAAAATATAAACATATATTAGATTTTAAGGTTTAATTTTGAAAAAAAATATTTATAATATATATAAATAATGTCAGCTTCAACAGGAAATTTTCGTGGTCAAAGAACTCAATCATCATGTAATGGATATAAAACATTGGGATCATCAATAGTTTCAGGAAATAATAGTGGATGTTTTAAACGTATTTTTATTAACGCTTTAGAAAATACGAATAATAATTATGACTTGGCATTTACAAAAACGCTAGGAATATCAAAAAATTATTATAATAGCACAAGTAATTCTTATAAATATCAACAACCAACACTTTCTGGAAAAAAATTTTCAGGAATAAAAGAATCCACAGCTGGAAGTTTGAGTCAAGTTAATCAAAGCGCTTATACAATTTCCCCTTATCCCAATACTACAATTGCTTATTTTGCGATAAATAATGGAGCATATACAATAAATGGATATATTTATTTAGACAATGGACAATATTATGCTTATTTTGATTATCCAATTTATTATTATATATCTATATTAATTAATGGAGACTTAATTTATGATACTGTTCAACCACAAAATACATTAAATACGGGTCAATACGGATACTATGTCGGTGAAGCAGTCTCTTATGGTCCTAATGGGCAAAATGGACAAATAAATTTAAATTTGTCACTTTATAATGGGGGTCCATTTATCTTTATACAAGGAACCTTTAATCTTAGTTCCTTATATGTAGAGGAAAATGATTTAAACGGTTAAACAAACTATATTTAATAATTCTCTATTCTTATTCTTTTTCTTATCAATATGATTTATTATATTATTCTGATTTATTTATAATCAATTGATCTTTAAAATTGAATAGCAAACAGCTTATTTTCAATAATAATTATATAATATTATATTGATATTACCTTGATAGATGTATTTAATTAATAATGATTTATCTCAATTACTACATTATTTATATTGATAGAAACAACATAGACCTCTTCATCATTATTGTAATTTAGATAACAGTCACATGAGACCGTCGCAAGTATCCATTATTGCCCAAGGACATTTGTTTAACAGTCCCACTTAAACTATAACTTTCCAAAATGTCTTTAAGTAGTTTTTAGCATAAAGTAAATTAATTTCCTCGTAATAATATATAATGCCAACTTTTAGTTTATCAGGTTCAGGAGGTCGCTCAACTAGAGTTAATTATGCTATTGCTAGTATGTATGACCGAATGAGAGGTTTAGGAAGTTTACAATATAATGATCCAGTTAGACGTGCATCAATAAGATTCGCTACATCTTTTCAAGCCGTAACTGGTGCGTCAGGAGGTTCTTTAAAAAGGGTTCCTAATTTTTAATGATATAATATTCCTTATTATTATTTGATAATTAAATTTTCTAATCTAAATATACTAATGGGAACAGGATCCGGAGTTTCAGGATTGAATTCACGAATTTTTACAAATTCTTATGCTTGGAAAAGTTATTCTACTACAATTCCCAACAGAGGAGGAGATTCATTTGCTGGGTTTAGTAAGCCGATGTATTCAAGACAAACTTATATGACATTAT